GACCTTCCTCGACACCATGCAGGGCACCGTCGGTGCCGTGTCGATCCTCCCCGACTCCACCACTCCGCACGAGGAAGCCGTGTACACGAATCTCAGCTTCATGGAATCTGTCCACGCGAAGTCCTACTCCAACATTTTCATGACCCTGGCCGACACTCCCGAGATTGACGAGGCGTTCCGCTGGTCCCGTGAGAACGAGAACCTGCAGTACAAGGGGCGTCGCATTCTCGACCACTACCGTGGCGACGACCCGCAAGCCCGCAAGATCGCCAGCGTCATGTTGGAGTCGTTCCTGTTCTACTCCGGGTTCTACCTCCCCCTGCGGTTCGCCTCTCTCGGGAAGATCACCAACGCCGCCGACATCATCCGCCTCATCATCCGCGACGAGGCTATCCACGGCTTC